TATTCCGGTGATGTAGTAATCGGAATTGCCACTATGCACAAATCGAATGCTGTTCCAGTAATATCGAAACAAGAAGCAATTGATAGTGCAACAATGAGAAGAAATTAATTTTATTTTTTTCTAAAAAATACTTTACTTTTGTTACTAAAAAAGAGTATAATATATACATCAAATCAAAGAGGTGATATTAAATGCATGAACTTGAAATTGTTAACGGCAAAGCACAAATGGCATATGTCGGCCAAGTACCTTGGCACGGTCTTGGAACACAAGTAGATCCAGGAATTTCTCTGCCAGATATGCTTGAAGAAGCCGGTGTTGCTTGGACCGTAAAAAAAGTTCCTCTTGAGTATGAAGTTGATGGTGTTCGATATTCTGCTGGAACCAAACAGGCTTTGATCCGCGAAACGGACAACAGACTTCTTTCTGTTGTTAGCAGAACTTGGAATGAATGTCAAAATATCGATGCGTTCGGTTGGGTTCAACCATTCATTGATTCTGGCGAACTCGCAATGGAGACAATTGGTTCATTGAAAAATGGTAAGGTCGTCTGGGCACTTGCTAAAATGAAAGAAAAGTTTGTACTCTTTAAAGAAGATGAGACTGTACAATACCTTTTGATGACCAATCCACACTGGTTCGGCCGTGGAATTCATTTTCGCAGTACGCCGACTCGCGTAGTTTGTAATAATACGCTTTCTTTCGCTTTGGGTGAAGTCAGTGACATCAAGGCAACACAAAATCACCGTAAAGTGTTTGATGTTGAGTTGATGCGTGAAGCGCTCGGTATCGCAAACATTAAACTGGAAAAGTATGCTGAAATGGCTCGTTTTCTTGGATCGAAAAGGTTCAACGACAAGACAGTTCAAGATTACTTTGATCGGGTTTTTCCTTCAATGTCTGTGAAGTTGGGTAAAGATAAGTCTCGTAATGCGACAATTGCATATGACTTGCTTGACGATCAGCCGGGTATGGAATACGGTAAAGGATCGTGGTGGCACGCTTTCAACACGGTCACGTACATGTCTGATCATGTCATTGGACGCAATGCAGACACCCGTTTGTACTCTTCTTGGTATGGCACGAATGCTGACCGGAAAAACGAAGCGTTGGAACTTGCGGTTGAATATGCGGAAGCGGCATAAATGAGTAAGTTAATACTTACAGACTGTGATGGCGTACTCCTGAACTGGGAGTACGCCTTTGATATTTGGATGCAGTCTCACGGTTACAAGAAAAAAATAGAAGGACTTTATTCCGTCACAAAAAGTTACGATATTTCAGAAGAGAAGAAAATATTTCTTATTAAAAATTTTAACGAATCAGCTTCTATGGGATTTTTGCCGCCTCACCGTGATGCAATGTTTTATGTTGATTTGTTGCATAGAAAGCATGGTTATGTGTTTGACGTAATCACATCAATGAGTCTTGATCCTTTTGCAATTCGTTTACGTGAAATGAATCTATTCAAACTTTTCGGAACTGCAATAAACAAAGTTGTGTGCCTTGACACTGGCGCCGATAAAGATCATGAACTTGAAAAGTATTCACACTCCGGAGTTCCTTGGATCGAAGATAAAATAACAAATGCGGAAGTTGGTTATGATCTTGGTTTGAGTTCGGTTCTTATGGAACATGAACATAACATGAAATACAACAATCCTAACATTCCCATAGTGAAAAACTGGCAAGAAATTTACGAAATGTTAACGTAATAAATAAAACTTATGTACGTTTGTATTTGTAAAAAAATCACAGAAAAAGATTTACAAGATCAGCCAGAACTGATTAAAGTAGTAGGTACTGGTTGTGGTATTTGTAAAGAATATCCTGACTTCGGAGGGCAGTACATTTCAGATTCATCAGTACACATTAATTGCGGTACTGATGATTGCTGTAAAGAATGTATTTGATAATTATGATGGCTAAACAACGCATACCAATGATAGATGGCGATGAATATGACGCGCTCTGCCACGGTAATAAATCTTTCTATAACTGGAGAGCTGGTCAGAGAAAAGCTATTAAGCGAAAATATAATAAACGCATTAGAAAGTATTTTAAAAAATTCGATGATGCTTGATTAATTGTAGAGAAGACGGCGGGGCAGTACCGCCCATCTCCACCAAATTCTATGGGGATGAACCAGGATCGATTCATGCAAAAGGTCAAGTGGAGGATCGGTAAGCAAGACCGTAAATCTGCAAACTAAAATAGTCGCAAATGATGACTACTATGAGGAATACGCCCTGGCGGCCTAATCCTCCGAGGTAATGACAGGCCTTGTTACCAAACATGTCCGGACTACCCGAAAGATAGTGTAGGTATGACCCGTACCGATAGAGGCGTTCTTAAACGGCGTCAGGGTACATTTTAAAATAAGGAGGTATGTAGAGGATGTTTGATTCTCTTATTGCATCATTATTTGTTTTGATGATGAATGGAACGGATCCGGCTCATCCGTTCAATAATAAAGTGAGTGTTACCAAAAATGAGCTAGAGTGTTTGGCTCTTAACATATATCATGAAGCACGTGACCAAAATTTGCAAGGAAGGTTAAGCGTGGCACTAGTTGTTCTTAACAGGGCTCATAGCAAAGAGTCTCGTTGGCCTAGTAATGTTTGTGATGTAATCAAGCAAGGCTCTTATCGAAGTGGAATAGTATCTAGAAATATGTGTCAATTTTCTTGGTATTGTGACGGTAAATCTGATCGTCCAAGAGATTGGAAAACATGGAATAGATCACAAAGAGAAGCGTACTGGGCTTATATTATGCACTATTATGGATTTGATATTACCAATGGAGCTACAAATTATTACTCCACAAAATATATCAATAGTGAACCCCCTTGGACGAAAGACAGGGGAATGAAGTTTGTCGGAGATTTCGATGAACATAGATTTTATCGTTGGGAGTAATTTATGGTTAATAATGTACCTACATCAAAAGTTTTTTCTGAAAGGGTAGAGGATATTGTTTGTAAAGATAAGATACCTTACATGGATGCAATATTGCATTGTTGTGATGAACTTGATATAGAAGTTGAGTCTGGTGCAAAGTTGATCAATAACATTATAAAACAAAAGATTCGTTTAGAAGCATCTGAATTGAATCAGTTGAAAGAAAAGATAAATAAATTACCAGTTTGACTTTACAATCAATTGTCAGATGGTGTATAATACGCACTATTGTAATGACTAGATTATGTTTTTTTGAATGTGGATAACTTGTTAATATTTAATATACGGAGAAAATACAATGTCAAATTCATTCGCAGAACTTAAACGATCTCGAAAAGATTCTTTTAAAAGTCTTCTTGAAGAAACAAAGAAAATTAGTAATGTCGCTCGTACTGTAGACACACGGTTTTGGAAACCAGAGGTGGACAAAGCTGGAAACGGTTATGCAATTATTCGTTTCTTGCCAGCACCAGAAGGTGAAAGTATTCCTTACGTAAGAATCTTTAATCACGGTTTTCAAGGACCAGGTGGTTGGTACATTGAAAATTCTTTGACTACTCTAGGTCAAAAGGATCCTGTTTCAGAATACAATTCTATGTTGTGGAATTCTGGTATTGAAGCAAACAAAGATATTGCTCGTAAACAGAAGCGCAGGCTGACATACATTTCTAACATTTATGTGGTCAAGGATCCTGCAAATCCCGAAAACGAAGGTAAAGTTTTCTTGTATCGTTATGGTAAGAAGATTCATGATATGTTGGAAGATAAAATGACTCCTCAGTTTGAAGACGAAACCCCTATGAATCCTTTTGACCTTTGGACAGGCGCAAACTTCCGTCTGAAGATTAGGAACGTAGAAGGTTATCGTAATTACGATAAGTCAGAGTTTGATTCTTCTGCTGCTCTTCTTGAAGATGATGATGCACTTGAAATGATTTGGAAATCAGAATATTCTCTCACAGAGTTTGTGGATCCGAGTCAGTTCAAATCATATGATGAATTGAAAGCGAAACTGGACCGTGTTCTTGATTTGTCCGATCAATCCAGAACAAACGTTACGGCACGTGCTGAAGACACTGTGTTGGATTCTTCTCCAGAACCCCAACTCAGGTCGACACCAGAACCAACATCTTCTTCAACTACTGATGATGATGATGATTTGGATTTCTTCAAGTCTCTTGCAGAAGATGAGGACGAGGTCTTTTAAACAGCTCGACTACCATTTACAGTATCTCCTGTATCTCCTTAGTTGATTAGGAGTTTAGGCGGCCTTATGGGCCGCCTTTTTTTTATCCGTATGCGGATGATAGGTTTTGATCGGTTATTCTATTGACAGATGATTCTGTGGGGCGAACATTTGGTGTTTGCATGATTGTCGTAGAGGAATTATTATTGACTACGCTCGAATTCATTGTCGGTGCTGTTACAATAGCGGCTGATGCTCCGGTCTTGTTGTCAGCCACTTCTTTCGAATCACTTTGCAATTGATCTGTTTTAGGTGATATCATTGGGTCAGGAACAACATTCGTCATATTTAAACCAGACTCAGTATCTATTTGCATTTGCGTATCTTGATCACCTGCACTCTTCACGGCATTTTTATAAGGATTAGAACCCTCAAACCCGATGCCTGTTTTACCGCTGTATTTCATCTTATCTGTACGCATGTCTTTCATAAGAGCGTTTGGCAACGTGCGAGCAACGTTCTGCAATACCTGTGTACCCATCTGTTTGACAAGAGAAGGTTTCTCCTCTGGTTCTTGCATTGTTATAGGTGCCGACTGTGGTACCAGTGTCGCCGGTACAATCTCCGGCGCGGGCACTGTCTGTAAATCCGTTGTTGTTGTCTGTACTGGTGATGGTACTCCACCTACACCCATTGATGCTTTCAACGTAGTAGTTGGACCAAGTTCTTGCATTTTTTCGGGTACTGGCACGGGCCCGCTCGGTCTAAGACCAAGTTCTCGCATTTGGTCGGCGGTCAAGAACTGCCCTTCTTGTGCTGTCTCTAGAGAAGTAGCATAAACCGGCGGTTCTGATACAGATGGTTTTGCCGTGGCCGGCGGTTCCGTACCCCGTGGCACGGGCACTGGCAGACCAAGTTCTTGCATTTGATCGGCGGTCAAGAACTGCCCTTCTTGTGCTGTCTCTAGAGAAGTAGCATAAACCGGCGACTCCGCGGCCGGTGCTTCTGCGGCGGCC